TAGGCATACCATACTTGACAAGTACCGAACATATGTTCGCCCAATTTAACTGTCGTAACCGCCACTGGAAATAAAACCCCCCCACCACCACAGGTATACCGCCGATTTGCCATACCGCCTAAAGGGTGCATACGCATTCGTGTATATCCATTTCTGTAAAAAACTTACAATTTTGTTCGGTAATAATCGAACGTATTGTTAATTTTTTGTTAATTCTTATGTATATTTATGCATTCCAGTGAATATTTATACATTTCCATCCAATTTTTACCAGCGTATTGTCAGCATTTTTTGCGTATTGTCAGCAATCTGTAAATTGTCAGACAATTCCCGGAATGCCCACAAATACTGAGCTGAAGGCACTGGAAAATTTTAGGTGTCAGCATTGTCAGCAAGTGTCAGCACGAAATAGAGTCAGTTACTCGTATACCTCTATATACCGATTTATATGCATTTTCATTAAAAAATACATGAGAATTGACAGCAAAAAAGGGGGGTGTACCCCTTTTTGCTTTGAGGGGGGTATATAGGGGTATTTTGCTGACAATTCTTTAATTTTTTGAGAGCAAAATGCTTAAAAATAGACGTTTGAAAGCATTTTTTAATTGACTCTATTTTATGCTGACAGTTGCTGACAGTGCTGACAGTAAATTTTTACCAGCCCGCAAACGCTTGCCACACCTTGGATACAGCGATCGACTAAAAATGGGTAACTGACTCTATTCTTTGCTGACAGTGCTGACAATAAAGCGTATAAACATGCATACATATACTCTTGACTTGGACATGAATTTATGCTTAGGGAATTTTATCATAAGGATTTACAGTTCTTCCAGATTTATACAATTATTTTAGTTAAAAAGCTAACTAATGCGTGTCATTAATTGTAGAATTAACACACATTAGTGCTTGCCACCACCGCTACCATTACCACCGCCACTTATGGAAGTGGCAGCAGCTGTGGCTGCAATGGGTTCCCGTCTTGGCAAAAGAGCTTTTGGAGTCCCGTAGGGGTAGTTTTCTGGCAAGAAATAGTTGATTACTATAAAACTAAGGATTATAATATAAGGTAGGAAGTGGTTAGACACCACTCCCGGTTTGGTTTTGTATGTTGGTAGAGTTTAGGAAAGGAGTTGCTTGTGCAGTGAATGAGCATGATAAGAATTTGGTAGAAGAAGAAGCTGTGGGTTTGTTGGTATTAGTGCCACGTAAGTGGCGGAATAAGGTAAAAGCGGAAGCGTACAGGCATGGGCTGACGCTGCAGAAGCTGGTGATGGTGTCAGTAGAACATTTTTTGAGTGAGCATTTGGAAAAAATGGTGGTTGATGCTGATGAAAAGTAGAGGCAGGTGCTTCCTTGCGTGAGTTTCGTGAAAACAATAGAAAAACATAGAAATAGCATAAAAACAATATCTTTACCAAGGTTAAATGGTTTAAAGCCAGATTTAATATCGACCATGATTAAATTAACAGAAGAAGTCGGAGAACTAGGACAACTAATAGGCAAAATGAGAGGCATGAGTGGAGAAAAAATAGAAATTAATGAAGAAGAACTATATAGAAAAATAGCTGGAGAATTGTTAGACGTAAGTCAAACTACTATAACAATGATGTTTGTACTTGAAGAAGATTGTGATGTAGACATAGACAAAGCTGTGAAACAACATTATGAAAAATTAAAACAAAAGGGTTATTTAGTGGATGAAACAGGTTAATAACTAGCAGCGGTTCATTATATATATAGAAAGGAGGTGTATATGTTTGGTTGATAAGCTGCAGTTTTGTTTGAGTGTGCGTAAGTTTATTGCTAAGGAAAAGGGATGGTTAGGTACACCGTCGGATTTGCTGGAAGAACTGCGTAAAATAGATAGTACGCTACAGATAGACAATGTGTTTCAGTTGTCAGCACTGCTAAGACACAATAAGGAACTGTTGGATAAGTACGAAATCAGGTTTAAGCGTATGAGGATTGGTGCAGGCGGTGTGCGTTATATCATGCTATGGTATGAAGATAATATGCAATATGCTATGAATAAACGCTGGGGTTTGATGCGGGATAGAGGGCGACCAAGAAAAAATAGATGCGATGCAAGCGAAGCTGTTGGACAAGATGCTGGGTCAACTACCAACTAATTAGCACCATAGGTGCTTTAAGTGGAGGTGGTATTTTTGGCAAAGGGTGTTAACTTGGATTTGGCGTATTTAATTTATTTGTTTATGGATGGTAAAACTACTTGGGCAGGGACTTATGATGATTTGCGTAGACCGTTAAAACGTATTGCTAAAGAGCATTTTTGCAAGGATATGACTGAGGACGACTTTAGTGATTTTATTTTTGATATAGTGTGGTTATCGGATAACATTTCTTTTGGTATGAAACTAAGTAAAAGTCTTGATGCATTAGCTGCGTATGGTATTACAGTAGAGAAAAAACGTAAAACTGGCGGTACTAAAGTGTTAAAGCTTACAAAAGCAACGGTCTAAAGAGTGTAAAGATAGACACGTAAGGGAGTGCATGGTGCTATGCAAAAGGTTTTAGTTGGGATTGACCCCGGACATGGCGGGCGTGATCCGGGTGCTGTGGGTTTAGGTGGTACTAAAGAAAAGGATGTTACGCTGGCAATAAGCCTTAAAGTTGCACAAATACTGCGTGATGCTGGGGTTGACGTGTTACTTACACGAAATACTGATACGCATTTAGGGGCAGACCAAAGACAAGACTTGTTTGCCCGCAGTCATAAATTTAATACTGCAAATTGCGATATAGCAGTGTCTATTCATTGCAATTCTAGTGCTAATCGTGCAGCTAACTACTTTGCAGTTTACGTTATAGGTTTAGGTGGGTCTGCAGAAAAATTAGCAAAATTAATTGTTGGGGAGATTAAGGCTGCTACTAATTGGCATTGGGGATCGAATGATGACGGTGTAAGAGAAAAGAACTTGCATATGCTGCGTGAAACTAAAATGCCAGCTATATTAATTGAATGTAATTTTATTAGTAATGCTGCGGTTGAACTGCAGCTTAAAAATCCTGCTTTTCAGCAAGTATTAGCAGAAGCAATTGCAAAAGGTATTCTAAAGTATTTTAAAATGGAGGTGAATGGTATGCCTGAGCAGTGGAAGTTAGATATTATTGAAAAAGCTAAACAACTTGGCTTAATTACTCAAGATCATAATCCAGATGAACCTGCTAGTAAATGGTTTGTTTTGCAGGTTTCGATGAACGCACTTAATATAGTAGAAAGTAAGAAGAAGCAATAAACACAGTTATCGGCAAACATACGTACGGTTAATGGTAGTTATTGGTAAATGTTAGGGAGGTGCTGGTGCGAATGGCTTTAGAGCAGGTACTTATATACGGTTTTCCAGCAATAGCAATTATTATTGCTGTGGTTAAAGTTGCAAGGGAACTAGGCTTAGATTCAAGGTATGTCCCAGGATTAAGCTTAGTTTTAGGTATTCTTTGTGGTATAGTAATTTCCTTTGAACAGGGATTGACTATACCTGCAGGTATAGTTTTAGGGGTAGTTTTAGGTACTGCTGCTTGTGGTACTTATGATGTAGGCAAATATACTAAAGTGTAAAGAAAGTGGGGGCTAATCCCCACTTTCTACAATTTGTTTATATTTTTGGAAAGTTATTGGTGCGATTGGGTAGACCAAACGCACTATTTTTTCTGCCAATTCCCTAATTTCCTTTTGCGCGTGTTTGTCTAGACGTAAGTCCAGTAGATTAAATAAAGACCTGGCATTAATACTCATTGTAAGATTTGTTGCTGCAGCCTGTGGAAGAACCATACGAGCATCTTCTGGTGCTATACCGTTATTACTTAATTGTGTGTATACCTCTAGTGCTTTATCCACAAAATCTATAATAGTAGCTTTATGTTCTTCAGGTATGTGGTCTGGTATTACAAAATCTAACTTTTTCTTCGTGTAGTTAACATACCGTTGGCTTTCTACGGTATAACTAGCTATTCGGTGTCTAGTAAGTTGAGCTAAACATGCACGACTAATACCCTTTATAGAAAAGGTAAATACCAGATGTTCAAATACAGATGTGTGTCCATTTTGCAAACAGCGGGTTATTGCTTTAGCACTAGGTTTTGTACGATAGCAGTAACTAATAGCTTCAGCTATTAGTGCATCGCCTTCCGCTAAATTTAAATCATTCTTTATTGAGTTTACTGGTCTAGAGTATGCCACTAACTCAACCTTCAATACAATCACTCCTTTTAGGTAATTTATGCTATTATTATAATGTATATAATAATTTTTGTAAACTACTTGACAATAAATATTATAGATGTTAGTATATGTTCATCGTTAAAATGTTTTGGAGGTGTTATGCTTGTACGTTAAAAGTAGATTAGCTGTAGTTTTAGCTGAGCGTCGTATGCGAATGACAGACCTTGTGGAACTTACAGGAATTTCATTTAATACTATTCGGCGTTATTACTACGGTGACGACATTAAAAAGCTAGATTTGGATATTGTAAACCGTATCTGCCAAGCACTTAATTGTACGATTTCTGATTTATTCATTTTTGTCAATCCTGATGAACAGGAAATAGACAAATAGATAAGTGAAATGCATCCGTAAATAGGGGAGGGATGCTTTTTTGGCTACGAGAGAGGAATTTATAACAAGTGCAGCAGATTTAAGGTTTAGGGCTGGGTTTTCTGTGATACCGTTAATAGCGGGAACAAAAAAACCTATTGTTTCTTGGGAGAAATATCAGAAAGAAAGAGCCGGTTATGGAGAAATACTGTTATGGTGGTCTGCAGAAGATTCACGTAATGATAAAAAGGGTGTAGCAGAAGTATGCAATTTAGGAATTGTTTGCGGCAGTATTAGTGGCGGTTTAGTTGTATTAGATGTTGACCCTAGAAAGGGTGGTTCGTTAGGTACATTATTTAGAAAGTTCGGTTTAGATTTAACAGAAGCAGTTATGGTGGAAACAGGTGGTGGCGGATGGCACATCTACTACAAAGCACCTAAAGGAAAAATAATTAATACTATGGTTTTACTGCCGGGTATTGAGGTTCGCAGTGAGGGTGCTATAGTAGTTGCACCACCGAGTATCCATCCAGATACTGGTAAAGAGTATAAATGGGTATGCAGTCCGTTTGATCGGGAGATTGAGCCTTTACCATTTCAGATTATGCAGGCGATAGAGAAAAAGAAAACAGATAACACTGTTAGCGTAAAAGGATACGGGCCGGAACCAACAGAAGAGACTGTACGAAGTGTACTGCGTGAAGTTCTTCTTAGTGTTGGTGAACAAGCGGATTCTCAATCAGAAGCGATTAATCATTATATACTAGGTAAATTTGATAAGCGACGGGATAAAGAAATAGATAGGTCTGGTTGGTCGTATACTCTTGCAAGGCTGCTTTTAGAAAAAGGCATAGTTGCTCAAGATGACCATATCCGTTTAGCCACAGTTGTATATGGTTCTAACGTACATAAATCTAAATTCAAGAATAGAGCGGATAGATGGCAAGATGCGTGTAGAATAGCTGATGTTGCGATTAACGCAGATTACTCAGAAGGCATTGACGAATTTACAGAAGTTATTGCTAACAAATACAAAATCCCACCATTTCCAGAAAAAATCTGTACTGGACTTATAGGTGAAATAGCCCACGCACTTGATGAAATAAGTGAAGCACCTTTAGCGTATTTATATCATGCGTTAATGACGTGTTTTAGTATTTACGCTGCAGGAAGTGTTACATTAAACACTAACCTGAAAGTTAAACCAACACTATATACAATTTTGTTAGGTCATAGCAGTCACAGTCGTAAATCTACAGCTATAGATAAAGCTATTGACTTTTTTGGAGATGCCTTAGGTGATAATTTTTATGACCGCACATACCAAGGATTTTTTGGTAGTGGTGAAGGTGTTCTTAAAAAATTGGCTGATGTTGGACAGAAAAATTCAAGAGGTTTAGCTAATATCCTGTGGAGTGTAGATGAGTTTGAGCAGGTTATAGCACGAAGTACAATGGAACACAGTATATTAGCACCTTTGCTGCAGACTTTATATGAAAGCGATAGGTTTGAGTATACAACTGTAACAAGAAATGTTCGTGTGACAAATGCTTATCTCAGTTTGTTAAGCTCATCTACTATTGACACTTTTGCATCCATGTGGGAAAAACGCTTAACAGAAGGCGGTTTATTGAACAGGCTTTGGTTGGTAGCACCACATCCTGCTAAGAAGTTGGTATTACCTCCAGAGTTAGGTGCGGAAGGTGAACGTTTAAAAGAAGATTTGCGTGAATTAATTTGGTCACTGGAACAAGGCCCTGTAATTAAGGTAGGTGGTGTTGAGCGTAGGTTAGCTGCTGAAATAAATACACATAAAATACCTTTAACAACTAAAGCGTTAGACTTGTGGACTGCTTTTTATTTGGAAGAATTTCCTATACTTACAGAAGAAGCACCAGAAGCAGCACGTAGACTTGAAACATATGGTTTACGCTTTGCATTATTAACAGCGTTAAGTCGTAAAGAATTTGAAGGTATAAGTAGGGATACTTTAGAGAGAGTCATAGCTTTATTAAAATATGAATTTAGTGTCCGTAAAGCACTAAAACCATTAGACGCTAAAAGCGATACTGCTAAAATAGAGCAGCTTATTTGCAGGAAGTTATGCGAGGGGCAGTTAACTAAACGTGATTTGTATAGAAGTATCAGCGGGCATAGGTATGGTGCTGGTTTATTTGAACGCGCACTAGATAATTTAGCACGAATTGGTTTTATACACATAGAACGCAAAGGTAAACAAGCACTTATAACATTAGTGGATACTCTGGATTAGTTGACTTGATAAAGATATAATGTTATTTTTATGTAAAGTGACCGTTGTATAAATATACAGCGGTTTGCATTTTTATACAAGCCAGGAGGCTGTATTTGCTTGTTTGAACCTTGGGGTAGTTATGACGAATTTTATGAAGCATGGAAAAACGCTGCATTGCACATACCTTTAGATTTATCTGTTGTATATTTGCGTTTGTTAAGTTGTGGTACTAGGCATTTTACAGCAAAGATACCGAAAGACAGTAAGTACATTGTTTATGAGACTACAAGAGATACTATTTGTGGTTGGCATAAGCGTTTAAGCAATCCAGACTCATATGCACGCAGAGTATATTATGGTTGCGACTGGAAGAAAGCAGTTTTATATGCAGAAATTTTTGAAATAGACCCTTTAATGATTGTAAATGAAAATGCTTTTAAATCTGAAAAATATACTGTTATCGGCTCTAACTATTGGTATCGCCCGTATAAAATACTTTTTACAGCATACCAGCAAGGTATACCTCTTAAAGATCTTGTACCCGAATGGTATCACCCAAACTTAGAACAAGCAAAACGTGAATGGTATTATTCAAAATACCATATAATGCTGTATGCAAGTGCTACACAAACTAATAAATACAACACATACAAAAAGCGTATGCATTTGTACAATGCACTTTGTACTGCTGAAAAATTAGGAATACCTATTAAAGATTTATTTATAGATGAAACACCTAAGAATAGAACAGCTTTTGGCATGACTGCCCAAACATTAGGTAAATTAGATGAAGTAGATTCAATGTTTGTTTACGCTGTAGGGTATTTATTAGCTAATGGTGTAGGTGCTACAGATGACGGTGAACTCGAAGATGCGTTACGGAAGTTGATAGTTAAACGTAACGAGTGGAGGAATATATATCGTGCAAAAAAAGGATCAAACACAGAAGGAACAACTTGATAAAAAAGTTGTGGAGTATCTAAAAAGTTTAGAACCTGTGGAGGAAGATGACGCTACATCCAGTGTAGCAGTTTTACCAGCTAATATAGATGAACTTATACAGACATTAGATGAAACGATAGTATCCTACTTAACAGCACCACGTCTGCCTGCGAAAGAAGATTTTAAAACAATGTTTGAATTATCATTAGAGTTTGAAGATTTTCTGCGAGTATTTAAAGAACGTGTTGCTGTTAGTGCATTAACTTATGTGCCAGCAGCGGTACACGCTATGGGTAAACTGGCAGCACAAGGAGATGTCCCAGCGGCTAGAGTATTATTCACTTTAGCTGGTATGGATACTAACAGTAAATCAGGCAGCACCAGTAATGTTTTAACTCAAGTTAATGTAAATGTGCCTACTTTAAAAGACATGGTGGTGGACGCCAGTGACAGCACAGATTGATACTTTATGTGCCGCACACGCTAAAGCAGATTATAAAGATTATTTAACGCAATTAACCCTGCATTTTGTGGATAGACTATTTCCAAAAAGTGCTAAGAAAACTATTATGGATATGCCACTAATTGGGCCTAATGGTTTACGTCAACAGTTAGGCGAATTAAGTTTAGAGTATTTTGCTAGAGCGTATTTTCCAGAATATTTCATTAAACCGTTAGGTGATTTTCATAGAGCAGCATATGAAGAACTAACTAAAATTTTAGCTAAACCTCCTTCACGTAGGCGTTTAGCCAGAGGGTGGCCTCGTGGTTTTGCTAAATCGACTATCTTTAACTTTTTTACACCTACAAATGCTATGGTTTATGGTAAGCGTGGTTTTATACTGCAAGCTTCTGATACTGAATCACAGGCTACAAGTTTCCTTGCAGATATTAAAAATTCTTTAGACGGTAATCCACATATATTCCAAGATTTTGGTGATGTCAAAGGGAATGTCTGGCGCAGCGATATGGTTGCAGTTAAAAATGCTAAAGGTGTTAGTTATGTGGCGGCTATAGGTGCAGAAAGTAGTGCTCGTGGTATTAGGCAAGCACAATTTAGACCACAGCTTATTACACTTGACGATTTAGAAAATGATGAATCCGTGCAAACGTTGGATAGGATAGAAAAGCGGTATAAATGGTTAACACGTACATTAATTCCTATCGGTGATGAAACTACTGACATAATTTATGTAGGTACTGTTTTAGCTGAATCTTGTGTATTTGATAGAGTATTAAACGATCCTGCATGGGATGCACAAAAATATTCAGCAATAAAACGGTGGAGTGACTCACCCTTGTGGGATGAGTGGAAACGTTTATATACAGATTTGACGGTAAGTAAAGAAGAACGCAATAAGCAGGCACGAGAATTTTATGAAGCAAATAAAGATGAGTTACTTAGAGGTACTGAGGTGCTGTGGCCCGAAGGTAAGTCTTATCTTGATTTAATGGAAATGTATATAGATATTGGTGATTTAGCTTTTCAAGCGGAAATGCAGAATACACCGATTAATCCACAGGACTGTATATTTAAACGTGATTGGTTTAGTTACTACGATCCAGAAGTTACACTAAATCGTATAAAAATTGTGGAGTATGCTGGTGCAGTTGACCCATCTCTTGGTAAAAGCAAGCTAGGCGATTATACTGCTATTATTACATTAGGGCGTGGTAGTGATGGATTTATTTATGTTATTGATGCTTTAATAGAACGGATGCCGCCTGATAGGATTATTGACACTATTTTACAAAAAGCAAAACAGTATAGATATACACGTTTTGGTATAGAAGTAAACCAATTCCAAGATTTGTTACGTTTAGAACTGCTTAGAGAAGCAACACGTCGAAATATCTATTTACCTGTCACAGAAATGCGACATAATAAAGATAAGGTCATACGTGTCCAGTCTTTAGTACCATATGTAAAAAATAGATACTTACGATTTAACAGGAATCACACACTTCTTTTAGACCAACTATACAATTTCCCTAAAGGTAGATACGATGATGGCCCAGACGCATTAGAAATGGCTGTACGTCTGCTTAATACAGGGCCAAGCATTAGTGCAATGGAAGGTGGTGTGGATTCCAGTTACAGTAGGAGAACCTCTGATGATGACGATGATAACGCTAGAAGTTATGGTCTTAGCTGGGCAGATTTTTAAGAAAGGGTGATAAAATGCCTTATTGGTTCGCAGTCGTTTTATTGTTGTGGACACCATTTATTTGCTTATCGAGTATAATTATAGGTGCTTACATCATGTGGTGCAAAGAGCGAGGTGCTAATCCATTAACTGATGTAAAAACTATATTTATGCCTGAACCTTCTACTGCAAATAAAAATATAGATGAAACTATAGGTTTTTATGACTAGGAAGGTGGTGGGTACGTGATATATACAGATGACTACATACCAAAAGATTTAATGGATGATGAAGAACTAAAGGAGTTAGAAGCACTAGAAAAATTTAAAATAGACGAACAACTAGAAAAACTAACTGAGCGTGTGCAAAATCATTTGGATTGGGCAAAAAATAGTACAGGGCGTAAAAAAGCGGAAGCCCGTTGGCGAGATGCTTGGAATTTTTGGTGCGGCAGACAATGGGATGGTATTCAGTCTTTTGGTATTCGAGGTAGAGATGCTTCTAGAAAGAGTATGAAACCTTGCCCTGTGGATAACTTTTTCAAGGCACAAATAGAGGGTATTGTCGGGGACATTTGCGATTCACCTGTGGATATTATTTTATCGCCAACAGAACCTAGTGGTGAAGAACTTGTTTTAGCATATCAAGCTGCTGCTAAACATGTATTGCGTGTTAATAGGTTTGAACGACAACGTGAAACCATAGTACGTAATGCAGAATTATATGGGCCAATGTTAGGTAAAGTATATTGGGATTCGGAGTGGGTTGGTGGTTATGACGTACCGTTTGTAGGTGAAGTGCGTATAGTTACTATTTCACCAGAAAATTTATTTATTGACCCACGAGTTAAGGCTACAGATCCATCAGCAATATCTTGTGCTGAATTCATTATATACGCTGTTAAACGGTCTTTAAGTTATATTAGGAAACGCTATCCAGAAAACGGGCATAAAGTACAAGCGGATACCTATGCAGGGTATTTATCTACAATTAATCCTGAACAAGCAGAAGGTGCTATTAGTCCAGAAGATATGTCAGTGTTGCTGATAGAGTATTGGTACACAGGAGAACCTATTGCACCTAATTTTCCTACGGATTTAGAATATGAGCCTTTTACCGATAATACTGGTAAAGGTGTTCATGTAGCAGTTGTTGCTGGCGGAGTATTGCTAGAGCATAAAACATATGTTTATCCAAAATATCCATTTGCAATAGATTGGCTATACCCTAACGAAGAAAGCGGTTATGGTTATAGTGATGCTCATGACATGCTATTACCTCAGCTTATTTTAAACAAATTAAATGAAATAGGTATTGAAGGACATTCTATACATTCTGTGGGTAACTGGGTTACAGATGAAGGAAATATCCGTAATCCACAGCAATTCCAGAAATTTGCGACAACAGGTGGTGCTATCTTACCAGTCGTTGATGCTAGTCGCATGAAGCGTGAACTTGGTGGTGGTGTTTCTGGCTCATTGTTTAACCACTACAATCAAGAACAACGTGCTATGGAAGCTGTTAGCGGCAGAATTGATATAACGCAGGGTCGTGCACCAAGAGGTATACGAGCAGCGTCTGCTATAGCCCTCTTACTGCAACAAGCTGCAGGACGTATTAGACAGCGTTCTAGATCAGTTGCCAGCTATATTGAGCAGGTAATAGATTTAGTTATTATGAATATAGGACATTTTTATACCGACGAACGTTTAATACGGGTTGACGGTGTAGACGATAAACCTAAATGGTTGACTGTAACTAAAGACTCTTTTGTTAGATATAAAAACTATGTGGATTTGGATGGCAACCAGATACAAGAGGAATTTATACCACAATTTGATATTATCGTTAATGTAGGTTCAGAAACGCCTACATCGAAAGTATATTATGCAGAATTAGCAACACAGTTATATGATAGAGGTATTATAGACGAAATAGCATTACTTGAAGTATTAGATTTCCCAAGATGGCGACAAGCATTAGATCGTAGAAAGAAAGCAGAGCAGGAAGCTATGCAACAACAAATGCAAGCTTCTGCGATGCAAAATAACGCTGGTGGAGGTGTTATACCACAAGATACACCTATAAATATACAATCTAATATACCTGAAACACCTGTAGCAAATCCCATAAACGAACCTGTGGGTATGCCTACAGAAAGTGTGCAGGAAAGCGATACTGCTACAACAAATATTCCGCCAGAACTACTAGAACAACTAATGTTATCACTGCAAGGTGTACCACGTAATCCTAGTGGTGCAGTTGTAGGTACTGCTGATGACGATGAACTAACGCAGTTAGTGGCATTGATTCAGCAGTTACAGATGGGTAGAACCCCGATTACCTAAGCGGCACATCGGCTTTTCAGATGTGGTAAATACGCCTACACACAGGGTGTTAAAAATGTGTGTATATTACCCGTCGCAGTATGGGTTAAGCTGTAGGGGAGGATATTTAATGTTTAAAAAAGAAGATGATTTTAGATTTGATTTGCAATTATTTAGTGATCCTGGTGACGATCTTTTAGTAGATGACGATGACGATGATGACGCTGATGCTGGTGGTCTACTAGATGCTTTTGATTTGGATTTAGATGCTGATGACGATGATGAGGATTATAACGATACTGAGGTTATACCTAAATATCGTGTGCAGCAGCTTATTAAAGAACGTGTGAACAAAGCACAGCGTAAGTACCAACGGTTAGCAGACCAATTTAAAGAAATTTTTGGTGTTGATCCAGAAGAAGCCATGGAATTAGCTAAGCAGTATCAGACTACTGCAGGGTTTGATAATGCACAGCTAAATTATGGCGTACCACAAAATAATTTTGTACCTGACGGTTATATACCCGAAGGTGCTTATGCACAGCCTGCACAGTCAACGTATCTTGCACAAGATCCAGTAATCGCAGATTTGCTTGCATGGAAGGAGAACATAACACGCAGGCTTAATACTGAGCGTGAAGCTATGGAGTTTGTGCAGAAGTTTCCGGGGGTTACTGAGATACCTCCAGAAGTAATTGCTAGACGTAATGCAGGTGGTGTTACTTTAGCCGAAGCATATAGTATTTATTTAGGTAATAACATCAATAAACATACAGCAAATGCTCGACGTGAGGGTGCTGAAGCCGCTAAAAGGGATATCCAGCGTAATAAAGCGTATAGTACAGAGGGTGCAAATTACTTTGCAAGCTCTGGTGCTAACGATGTGGATATTCTTAGTAGCGACGAACGTGAATTTGCTGTTAATGTTTTAGGCATGAGTCCTAAACAATATTTAAGGTATAAGAATAAAGCACAGAAGTATCGTTCTATTGAATAGGAGGTGTCATTTTAATGTTTAGATTAGTTGAACAGACTGATAAAGCTCCAGTAATTATGGAGTTTTATGTGACTAATAATGAACCTATTGCTGAAGGTGAGTGTTTAGTTTTCGATAACGGCAGGTTAACCAAAGCACCTGCTGGTGGTGCTGTAGCAGCAGTTTCTCTACACAGTGTCGAAGCAGGTATCGACAAAACCTGTAAAGTACATTTAGTCCTTCCCGGACAAGTTTGGGAAGCAGCTTATACAGGTACTCCAGTTGCCGGCTTTGTGGTAGGGTGTGCCACAGCAGATATAGATGACACTGGCACTATGCTGGACGCTGAAGATGTTGTATCAGGGCCTTGTGCTATAATTGCTATAGATGGTGCGAATGCTAAAGCCAAAGTTGTTTTCAAAAATAGACAGTTATCTTAAAGATAATTTTACTTAATGGAGGTGGCGTGGCATTATGATGACAAGAGAAAAATTTGCACAGTTTCTAGAACCCTATTTATTTCAGGTTTACGAACAAACCATAGAGCAAGGTGACGACCTTGTAACTAGATTATATAACGTAAATACTTCTGAAAAAGCGGAAGAAAAAGTTGCTGGTATCGGTAACTTGGGGTTAATGCAAAAGTGGAATGGTTCTGTTTACTATGACACACCTAACCCCTTGTGGGATAAAGTTTATCGCCATGAAAAATATTCTATTGGTATTATGATTGAGCGGGATCTTTGGGAAGATGCACAATATCCAGAAATTAAATCCCGTATAAACGGTGCTACTTTATCCGTACATCGCACCAGACAGTTACATGCAACAAGCGTTTTCAATAATGCTTTTGATATTAACTTTCCAGGGCCTGATGGCAGACCTTTATGTGATGAACAGCATCCTTTATATCCGGGTGCTACTAAAGTACAGAGTAATGTTGGTACTTCTGAAATCAGTATTGACAACATCGAAGCTACCCGCATAGCTATGATGAATTTCACTGATGACAGAGGTAAAAAACTTTTAATACAGCCGGATACCATATTAGTTTCACCCTCCCTGCAAATGCGTGTGGAAGAATTTTTGAAATCTGATGGTAGAGCCGATACCGATAACAGAGCAGATAACGTTCGTAAAAATGCGTACAACATTATTGTGCTTCCTTTACTTGAAGATAGTAATAATTGGTTTATGGTAGACAGCAAATTAATGAAACAGTACTTGATGTGGTTTGAAAGACGTAAACCTATACCTGAAAGAGATGAAGATTTTGATACTGAAACTCTTAAATGGAAATATGTATGCAGATACAGCTTTGGTTTTCATGGATGGCAGTGGATTTATGGACATAATGTAGCACAAAATATGTAGCTAAGCCTAGTTGTTAGGGGGGGCGATAGCAGAGGGATAGCACAGCGTCCCTCTGCTATTTGCATATTGTAGGGAGGTGTGACGTTAGTGCAATGCGATCAGCATGAGAATATGTGTATGGAAATGCGTACTTTAAATAAACGTGTGACTACATTAGAGAAAAATGCTTTAATCAACGATCACTTAATTGATAATTTATGTGAACAGTTAAGCACACTTACAGAAGAGATTAGACATTTAGCAGTAGAACAAGGAGAGCGTATTACACAGCTAGAAATACAAAATAGCTCAGATAAAACTGAATTGCGGTATTTAGGGGAAAAGATAAACCAAGCTATATCCATATTCCTGTGGGGTGCTGGTGCGCTAGCTACATTCTTATTAGGACTACTAACGTACGTACTCCAAACAAAAGTGTTATCTTAGCGTGGAAAAGAAGGTGGTGTCTTTTTAAATGAATTTGTTAGAGTTATGTAATTATTACTGGTGGAGCATTGACGACAACCCTGCTAATCCGCTGCTTATGGATAAACAAACTTTAGTACAGTTAATTAACCAAGCACGTCAGGACTTAGCTAAAGATTTAAATATTATAAAGGAGGTAACTTTAGTACCTGACGCTAATGGCGTTGTGGATTTACCTGAGGATTTAATATTACCCCTGCGTGTTGTTTGGGAAGCTGGTGGCAATACCACTGAATTAACGCCTATTTATGACATTAATTTAGCGAATGTGGGTTCGTTAGCAGTTACGCAATACCTATTCTTAGAACGATTACGCATACAAATTTTTGATAAACCGCCAGAAGCTGGTGTAGTAAGAATGTGGTATAAAGCGTATCCAGACGATTTAGTAGAAGATACAGACGTACCAGACGAATTGCCCGTAGAATACCATGAATTACTAGTAACCGTATATGTACGCAGTAGGCACGCAATTAAATTAGGACATTTTGCTGTGTATCAAAATTTAGCAGCCTTATGGGAAGATATTAAACGTGAGTTAGCTGGTGTTATTGACGTTCGTATTAAACCTGTGGTTGCAGAGAGGGAGTATTTATGGTAAGACGTTCATTAAATTATTCTTGGGCATCTGCTGATATAAAACAGGAATTTATTGCATGGGAAGGTTTTAACGGTATGGACTTAGTAAGCGATACTGTAAACCTTGCTAAAGACTCTGTAACTTTTGCTCTTAACGCAGACTTTACTACGAATTTTGGTGCTATTACTAAGTGTCCGGGTATAGAAAAACTGTTTCAAGTACCTCCACCAATTAAAGGCAGTGCTTTAGTAACTATAAAAAATAAGCAATACATTCTTATTGCAAATGATAAAGATTTGTATGCCGTGCAAGGCGGACGTTGTATATATTCATTTAATACCAAAGATACATGGCAAACTGGTACGGGTACTGTTGAGTATACTGCTGAAGGTACAATTAAAATACCTAGTGGTCGAACAACAGCTTATTGGCAATCGCCAGTGCTTTCGTTAGGCGACTGGGCTTATGAAGCTACTTGCACCTACTTAGCAACAGTACCCACAGGCAGTACACTGCTTGTGGAATATGCTAACAGTGAAGATAATGCAACATGGTCTGATTGGGCAGAATTACCTAGTAACGGTATACCTAACATTATCACTAAGTATATGCGTTATAGATTTACATTAACCGGTGCTACTACAGATTTTTATGTGGCTAGTTGTACTTGTTATACAAGGGGTGAATTTCAAAATCCCGTAAAAGTGTATTCTGGTTTAAGCGGTAACTACGTTAATTTTGCTACATATAAAGATAAAGTTTACATTGCACATGGCGGTAGACCTTTAGTGTTTAATGGCACAAATGTTAGATTAGCCGGTGTGGATGCCCCGACAAGTGCGGCGACTATTGCAGCGTCCACAACTGAGGGTACGCCTAATGGTAAGTATACTGCCCGTTATACATTTGTTAATGCTGATAAAGTAGAGTCTAATCCATCACCTGTATCTGCTAAGCTAACTGTAACTTCTAAACAGATAAATTGGACAATTCCTGTTGGGCCTAAAGGTACAGTGGCTAGACGGTTGTATCGTACAACAGCTGATGGCAAAGCTCATTACTTCGTAACGGAAATTGCTGATAATACTACCACAACTTATACAGATAACAAAAGTGATGCAGAGCTTCTAACATCCAAAGCATTAGCTGATGACAACAATGTACCACCAGAAGCAAGCAATATCTGTTTACATGGCGACGTTATGTTCTATGTAGACAGTATGGATGATAAAACCTTGTGGTATTCAAAGCCCGGAATGCCTGAGCAAGTACCACAAATATCAGGTAAACGGTTTTATCTAACATTTCCTTCAAGTATACGCATGATTTATAGTTTCTCTAGCGTACTTTTTGTATCTGGCTACGGATACACTAAGTTTATTTCTGGTAAGATTTTTCATAGTGACCCTACTGTTAGTGATATAGTAATTAACGATTTAGGTGGTATGGGTGCTTTGCATCAGGAAGTTGTTGCACCGATAAATACACAAAAAGGGCCTATCGGTTTAGCAATGCTTACAGACAGCAAAGAACTTTTTATGATTACACCTACTGTTATAGATGATATTTTCTCTGTACCGCCTATTTCTGGGCACGTTCAACCGCTGCTGCAGGATAGTGCGGATGCAGGTAAATATTCTGTTAAATCTTTTAGGGATAATTTATTTGTGGTATTTACTCCAGAACATCCATCTCTTACACAAGTAGCTGATAGTGCTGTATTAAAGTACAATGCTACTACTAGACGGTGGCAGGGTGTAATTACAGCACCTGTTAATAATGTATTAACTACTCCTTGGCGTATGTATGCGGTTATGGAAGATGGCTCTGTGGGAAGGTTTCTTACTGATGAAGATGTACTTATGTGGGGCAAACGCTGGGGGTCTTTTTGGGGACATGTACCTACAACTATAATGGACAAAATTGTACCATTTATTGTAGATACTGCATATAAGACGCCATCTAAATCACAAAAAGCACGTTATCGTTATTTACAATTAATTGTTAGTGGCGATAGTATAACTGATAATTTAGAAGTGCATGTTGTTGTAGATGGTGTAACACAGGTTGTAAAAGTTGGTCCAAAAGAGAATTGGAATGTGAGAAATATTTATGGCGGTACATATGGTTTTGGGCGGCAAAGTGCTGTTATTTCTGGTATATTTCCATTAAACTTACCGCCGGGGCGTTTTGCAGGTATACGTCTTTATGATGAGTCTCCTTATCCAATCACTGTATATGCAGTAGTATTAATATGTGAACCAGTACGATTAATGCAGGGAGGGATATAAGTGGCTGAAGTCAAGCGTACTTTTGACGGTACTATTGGTCAGCGTTCTAAAGGACGTGGCGGGGCTGACCAAATAGAGCATGATTTAGATAATTTATTTGCGATGTTAGATCCATCTAGTACCATAAAAGACTTTGATACGGGACAAACATATCCCGGCGGTATAAAACCAGAATATTTAGCAAGCGATTTTAGACTTAACGATACTTTCGTAGGTGAACGCACAATAAATCCAAATATTACTGAACCGTATGCAGAAACAGGTACGTTAACTAAATTATTAAGCTGGTTCGCTAAGCGTTTTAGCGAAATATTGGGAACAGGTTCTTGGAAAAGCACTCCGCCTGTGACACTTACAGAAGCGTATCAACACATAGCTACTACAAATAACGTACATGGTGTAACAGGAAATGTTGTTGGTACTACAGATACGCAGACGCTTTCCAATAAGTCTTTAGGTTCAGATTTAAATGCAAATAACAATAAAATTATTAATTTAGCAGAACCATCTTTAGCTACTGATGCTGCTACAAAAAATTATGTAGATTTACACAATGCTGCTACAAATAACGTACATGGTGTAGCAGGAAATGTTGTTGGTACTACAGATACGCAAACACTTTCTAATAAGTCTTTAGGTTCAAATTTAAATGCAAATAACAATAAAATTATTAATTTAGCTGCACCTACGTCTAATACAGACGCAGCCACAAAAATTTATGTAGACAACACTTTAGGTACACATAAATCTAGTAACGATCACGATAGTAGGTATTACACTAAAAACC